CTGACAAATTCCCAACCTTGGTATGTGCCAGTCTCCGAATTTTTCTTCATCGGCAATACATAACCTGGTCCAACTGACAACGTGTTATCGCTCTTGCAGAAGTCCTCCGCGCCCGAAAGGAATGGGTGAGCCTGCAGCGTATCGGATAAGATCAACTCGCTGTCTCTGTTATAATACTCACGCTGATATTCAGCGATCGCCTCATACCGAGATTTGCCAATATGTGGCGTTCGGTGCTTAGGTAAGTCTACCAATCGAACAATCGGAACACATCCGAAATGATGCTTGACTCTTGTCACAATTTCGGAGCCGTCACTGCTGAACAAAATGGATTCTGTTGGCGTCCATAGCCGGTATCTCACGTACGTCCGACGCCACCCACTTCCCGAGTCACCCGTATCCTCCGGATCAATAACGCGGCCGTGCTTGTCATAGTCCACACGCTCGCTTGGATCCGCGTACTCTCGAACAAGGCATTCCACGTACCGCCCTGCCTGATCGGTTCGCCACCACACCATGTTCTGCGGCAATATATAACTCGCGACACACCGGTCCAAGCCAAATCTAAGCTCATCAGCTCGGGTAAGTACCGGCTCTCCAGCTGGAGCCCTTGGATGGTCCAAGCAAACGTCAATGCATCCTAACACCAGCAAGAGCGGAGCAATCGTTTCCCTCATCCAGTCATCGACAGGTGTCCCACGACCATCAACGTCCTTCCACCACTCGACCAAGTCTACTGGACCGTGCCTCGCAACCTCTTGGTCGTATACTTTTGCTAAATGAATCTCAATGGCTTCTGCCACAAACTCCGGCACGGGCGTTCGTGACCGCCGAAGTTCGTAATCATCGTCCATCGCGGTAGCTGAAGGGTCAGCCCCCAGCATACCCGGGTATGCACCATTTGCAAAATCCATCGGTAGGCCGGCCACACCACCAACAAAGCCTGTGAAGCCTTGGTACGTTGATGGAAATTGCTGTGGATCGGGATATTCACGGCGGTGACGGAATAGATTCCGCGTAGGAAGGCCCCGACGATCTGGGCCGTACACCGCATTACGATACCGATCTCCACCCTCAAAGGAATCAAGCAACCAACGCCATCGAACCTGATGTTCGAGCCAATCCACGTGGCGACGAGAAACGATCAGACGTCCATCCATTTCGCCATTAATTGACACTCGATATGGCTCCAATCGATACGATATACGTACATGCGCGCATCACGACTCACCCGCATGTTTAGTGCTAATATAACTACAACCAACGCTGACCCAACGTTACTGATTGTCAGTCATCAGCCTACAAACTATTTCGGTCATATGAACGATTAGCGGTACGAGAAGTGCCAGCGCGGTCAGGTAAACAAGACGATCGATCCATGAGTGACGCATGATCCAAGCCTCCCGACGCCCAGGGCTCGTCAGCTAAAAAGTTTGCTCATTGCTGTGTAGGGTACTAATCGACTTAACCACCGGCTTCCGAGTCAGGATTCTGGACTCCTTCAACTTCGTGAGCTAAATCCAAAAATCCCCACGCCCTACTCGCGACCCTGCATGTCGCGGCTATCAAAGCAAGCCCCTTGCACACACATCCCGTAGCTTGGCTGCCGGCATCCGGCTCTCAGGTAACTCAAGCTTGAGTCCACCACAAAGTGGATCGATCATGTCCTCGTGGGGGTGCTGGGGATCTCGAGGACAGTCCAGCCATTGGTTTCCGGCTCGCGCTCTGACATACGACTTCAATGCATCACGTAAATGCCTGCAGCGCGGATGGATTGTTAAATTGACGGTCCCATCCGCGGACCTGAGCAGGGCTTCGACCAGCTGTAATCCATCAGCTTTCCGACCCACTGGCCAGCTTTCTAGACCGTTACGCCCTTGCAGCCCTGCGCGCTGGTACTCCCCGCGGACTGTTGGCCCAACAGCCGTTCGATGGGTACCCGCGGGATCAATGGAAACACGTTGACGGGCTGTTGCTGACCCACACAACTCCCACGACCTCAGCATAATCGCTCGCGCATTTGCTTCGGCAGACACAGCCTCCGCGAAGTAATCGGCAAACACATTCACCTTCACACCCAGTCCATCCAAACGCTGCCGAACCTGAAACCAAATGGCCCCTGTGTGTACGCCTGGGTCAACTGCTACATGCACCGGCAGATCTGGCATATATTCCGCCGAAACCCGGATATGCTCCCGCTCATTAAACGTGATGAACCACACGCCCGCCGCCTTGGGCCGGAGACACAGATAGTCACTCTCAAACACGCGAAGACTTACGCCTTTCGCTTTCTGTGCCAGATTCTCAATCGAGTAGTGCCCGCAAGAACGTTTCGCCTTCGGCAGGCCGCTCGGATGCAAATCCCGGTCGCCATGACACCAATCGACCAAAGGACATTCTGGACACTTCTCAAGTTCCCGGCCGCTACGCTCCTCAGGACACCGCTCCAAGACCTCAAAAATACAGAAGGTGTCGACTGGAAACGCTCCCGCCCTACCGCGTTCAACCAACTCCGCCATCGGACCAGTTGTCCGATGCCACGTCGAAGTCATAAGAACACTCGACCGATGACAACCCATATCCATGGCCATTCCGATCGCTGACTCTCGAATATCGCTATCGATCTCGTCAACCTCATCGAGCTTCAGGCTCGGAACATGCGGTCCTCGGACTGCCGTCCGACTAGCAGCGAGTAGTGCAACGACGCTACCATTACAGTATCGCACCTCCGTCTTTAACACATTCGCAATGCTCTCCGCGTCTGACTGACCGTGGGGCCCTTGGCCCATTACAACGGCTTCGCTGATCGCGCGATGAATCTGCTCCGCCTGTGTTAATGAGCCTCCCAAAATCCTTGTCTCGTGGCCGGGATTAAACCGACTCACCAAGTGTGTCTCCAGTGCCGACAGAAAGCTCTTACCACTACCGCGTGGACCGTGCCAAAGTGCCAAAGCTGGACGCTCGAATACCTGTCGCGCGAAAAGATCATATGGTGATGAATGATCAATGCAAACCGCCTCGTGCGGTACTTTAATCCCGGTGAAGCTGCGAATCCAGCTCCACAGGTCTCGACGTGTTGTAGGCCGACAACCACGCGCAGCTTCAATCGCTCGGCATATTGTCGTTCCTGTCACACAAAGCCTCCAAAATCCTAGAAACGGTCTGCTTGCAAACCACGGACGAATGCACTGCTGCTGAAGACTTACCTGTACTCAACTGATCGATGCGATCGAAAATTTCAACCAACGCTCGTACGTTACCGCCAAGGGCTTCCTTGATCAACGCCTCAACAAGCTGCTGCGCCAAGGTCGTGTTTGTTGCATCATCAATCCTTCCCAGATGCTCACGAAGTAGATCACTCAATGACAACGGTTCTCTCGATCCTTCGGTCATCCCTGGCAAGTCGATAGACGACTCTCCGCTACTGCCTCGCTGCGCTCTATTTCTGCCGCGCTTACCCCGGACGCGCGCCACCGCTATTGCCACTCCACACCACCCTAGCTACGGACATCAACTTGTGTTAGACAGCCCAGACTCTCAAGCCTTTCTTCGCATCCCTTCATGGTATATTCGGTGGCGACTGATCAATGGTTGCGCGACGACGTCGACCCGCCCTCACCGGACGAAACTGGTGGTAAACCCAGAATGCGAAGTTTACAAGTGCGGTCCCCGCGCTACAAACCGCAAGCGTCCATGCGGTGAGATCGGCGGGGGCTAACCCGACGCTGCCAGATCGCGATCCCACAAGGCTTCGCCCACTGAAGTCATACACGCACGCCATTACACCGGTCAGCACTCCCAAGACCGACAAGCCATACAACCAAGAATAGCTATTCATGATTTCGATGCGTTCTCAATACTGGTAGTCGTTACCTTGTCGACCGAACCCACGGTCGGCAATTTACCCGCAATATCCAACCCTGCCACCACAGCGGTAACCGCCACCACCAGCCAGCCAGCCCGTTGCAGACTGGTACACATATACCACTGTACACCAAACACTCCAGCAAAAAGCATGACTGGCAACACCCGGATACTAATACCAACAAGATTCCCGCCCAGATACGCTCTTATCGCCGCTAGAATCGCCATTGACTAAAGTCACCTCCGAATAGTGCTATATCGATTACCAATTTTGCACAAGCCAAACACTAACGACAGCGAGAACTCGAAACCCGATCGATCCATGCCGGTTCTCGCCCTTTACGCTCAAGCCTCTTCCGCGCCCGCTGGAGCTCGAAGCTCCCAATATCGCTGCGCAAGCGACTGGCTCGAAGCTGCACTCGCTAATTGTTGGGGAACTGCTGGCCTAGGTATTTTGAAGCAACACTAACCCAAACTTGTAAGCAGTATTCGTTTGTCATCCGCGCCTTACGCTCTCAATTTTGCGTCAATGAACCGCCGCGAGCCAATCCGATTCAGGCACAGCCCTAATCGCACCGTTTCTGTCATCGTGGTCGACATACGCCGAAGAGCTTGGATAGAGGCCCGGACCTACACCAACGATTGGCGCAGAAGTTAATTAGGCGCAATTTTCGAAGCCATTGGCGAGCTGGGCGGAATCCTACAGAGCTCCGCCTACACCGCTACCACCAGCATGGCTGTTGCGTTCCAAGCGTTGCAATGATTTCATAATCGCATCCTGCTGAATGGTAAATAATGACCTTTCTTTGGTCATGCGCTCGATATCCGCCTTGAGCGCCTTGCGCTCTTCGACTAGCCGTTCGGCCTGTTCTCGGAGTAGTTCCCGATTGCGTATCAACGTGTTTCGACGCTCAGCGATATTACCCGCGTCACTGATGGCATACGAAACAAGTGCGACAACGCAAAGGCTACCGGCCACGGCGAGAAGGAGTGGTCCCTGATCGCCTTGAGTCACGATGCTTTCTCCTTAGTTGATATCACGGTTCGAGCTGTCTTGCTTCCGACGGCTATTTCATTTATCTGTCCCATGAGGAGCTGCACTCCGGCTATCGACGCATGCATCGAAGAAATTGACCTTTCCAGGCCGTGAATGGAGGCGACTGAATTCTCTAACGTTTTCTCTACTGCTTTCATCGCCAGAATCGCATCCCTGAGCAAGGCGTTTTGTGCTTCCGTCATTCGGGTGACTTGCTCTTGGAACGCGCGCTGAAGATGTTCTTGCCGGTCAGTCAGGCGGTCGAGTTGATCCTGGAATTTCCGCTGTGATTCCGCATGGTAGTCTCGAAAATCAGAAAACACCCGCGCTTGTTTTTCTCCCTCGGTTTTTAGAAACCCCAGAAAGTAATACGTAACAGCTACCGCCGCGCCGGCAGCGCCCAGTGATCCGATTAGGTTGGTCACGGAAATCCCGACAGCGTTAGGATCAACATTTACGGCAGCCTGCGCGATCGCTATAAAAGCTGTCATCGAACCTTCTTTGTTTAACTCCGTCGGGCATGGCTATAGAACGTCAATACTACCCGGAGATTGTCCGCGGAATCGTTCTAGAGCTTGCGCTTGCCCGAGGAACTATGTTTGGACCGAAGCAGTATAAGTCGGTGCCGACCCAGTTATAGGCGTGTCTGAGTCTCCAGTGCCTATAACAGCTCTTCGTGGAATCGTTTGACTTCCTCGAACGCTCCCGGCTATGATACGCAAGCGAGAAGTCGTGAGACGGTAATCAGGCTGTCTGCACTCTTAGTACTACTTCGATGACAGGAACTGGTATTAGGGCATTGGAATTGGGCGAACACCCAGCTGGAGTGTTGGGCGAGATAAGAAGCGTCAGTTTTGGTCCTATACGACGGTCGGCGGTGATACCCGAGGGACAAAGCTTGTCAGTTACGGGTGAGGTATACCCTGATAAACTTAAGAGTAGATCTACCGTAAACGCTGGTTATCAATGCCGTTGGTTTTGTATCGCGAACGCTACAAGATTACTTCAAACCGATAAGGTATCAATCACGACGGCCAATATCGCAGCCGAGCAGCTTTGCAGGGCTGAGGAATGTACTGTACGAACTTGTTCACATGCCGGTGGTACTCCGAGAAAGTATCGCTTGGCCCAATCGGCGTGCACGCCGGCATACGTGAACGATTGATTCGCACGACCAGCGGCGAACTAGCGCTCAAAAGCGCTTTATGAAGCAAGGTCATACTTCCAACTTGGCGGCAATTCGCGTTGATGGAACGATGGTGACTTCGAAAGTGCCCAGCTATCACCCTCGTTCAGAATTGCCTCGATGACTGGCTGCTCCGCCCAGAATGAGAATGTGGGTTGGTCAAGCGCGGTTGGTCCGGTTGGGCAATTGGGTCCCCAACTTTGCAGGACGCATGCGCCGGGTCGGTCAAAACGTACGCCAGCGATGCACATGCAATGGCCCCAGGTTCCATGTGCCTTGGCAAATCCGTCCGAATCTCGGGTCAGTGTGAAACCCTGACCTGTGCAAATCGTAACGGGATAGCCGCTTTGGATGGCTGCTATCAGCTCGGCCCATGTGGTCACCATTGCTGCCGCGCCAAGCTTGAATGACTTGGCCGCTTGTTCAACGCTCGCTGGTGGCCCAGTTAGGCCCCAGCTTCTTGCTCGATCCCCAGAATAGGTCCCGTCATGGTCAAGCATCGCGCGACTAACCATGCCCACTGTGGTCATAGCTTTGACTGCGGCGGCCCCATATGAGCCATCCTGCCGACCTAAAATCCCCGCAACCTTCCGCGACTCTCCGTAAATAAATTCCGTATCCGTTTCTTCAA